CCTTGACCGCCTCGCGCATGACGCCTCGTACCGAGGGATGGAATGGACAGAGAGAGTGGTGCGGGGGTTGCTCGCCAGATTGACGTGAGAACCAGTAATTCTACGGACCCATATATCCGCCACGGCTGGCCGTATATCTCCAAGGCATTAGCAACGTGCGGCCGCTAGCCGCAGGCTTGCCGCGCTAACGCGGAATATCTGCCGCATATCTTGTGTCGCTTGACACGTTTGCCGATGAATCGGGCCCGCTGAACGCCCGTATCGGCCGGGGGTAAAATGGCGGTAAGGAGACACCGCCATGCCAGCCTATCTCGACGACGCATTCTGGGACGAAGTCGACGCCGAGATCGAGGACGATGTCTTCATCGAGTTTCTGTAGCCGGTCCTGGTAGTAGACATTGGTACACTGGTGTTAGGGGCCGTTTTGCGGCCTCAAACACCGGAGCAACCGTGTGGCTACCAACGACGAGGTGATCGACGCGATCGCTGCGAATCTGGCGCAGCCGCGGCGTGCCCGCACCGACGCTGGTGAGGTCGAGCAGCACGAACTCGACCGCCAGGTCGAGGCCGCGAAGTTCGTGTTGAGTTCGCGAACCTCGAACACCGCTTCCCCGTTCGCGTGCATTCGCTACGCCCAATGCCAGTATCCGGGGGCCGGCTGAGAATGGGGATCTTCTCACGCATTCTTGGACCCTCGCGGTCCACCATGCAGTCGACGATCGACGCCCAAAAGGCGGCGATCTCGACGATGGTGCGTGCGAAGTACGACAGTGCCCAAACGACCGACCTCAACCGCAATCACTGGTCGCGGGCCGACAACCTTTCGGCCGACGCCGGGCTCCAGCCGCAGATCCGCCAGATCCTCCGCAACCGTGCCCGCTACGAGCTGCGAAATAACTCCTACGCTGCCGGCATCGCGTCGACCTGGTCTAACGACCTCGTCGGCACCGGCCCGCGGCTCCAACTCGATCTCGGCCCCAACGTGTCGCCCGACGCGGTGCGGTCGGTCGAGACGGCGTTCCTTGATTGGGCCGACCGCATCGACCTCGCCCGCAAACTGCGGATCGCTAAGACCTCCAAGATTTCCGACGGCGAAGTGTTCGGGCTCAAGACGAACAACTCCAAGCTCCGCGGCGTGCAGCTCGACCTCAAACTCGTCGAGGCCGACCAAGTCATTTCGCCGGTCGGCTACCTCACCGAGAACGACGTTGACGGCGTTCGGTTCGACGACGACGGCAACGTCACCGACTACTGGGTCGCGAAGTCGCACCCCGGCTCGCTGCTGCCGGGATTCACGCTGGACGGCCAGTGGATCGAGTCGGAGTACGTCTGCCACTGGTATCACGCCACTCGGCCAGGCCAGCACCGCGGCGTGCCGGAGATCGCCCCGTCGCTGGAACTGTTCGCCCTGCTGCGGCGTTACACGCTCGCGGTGGTGACGGCGGCCGAGACGGCGGCATCGTTCGCCGCGATCTTGAAAACGACCATGCCGGCCGATGGGTCCGGTGCCGCGAGTCTCTCCACTCTCGAGACGATGCCGATCGTTCGCGGGATGGCGATCGCCGCCCCCGACGGGTGGGAGCCGGTCCAAATGCGGGCCGAGCACCCGACCTCGTCGCATGACGCATTCGTGCGTCGGATGCTCAACGAGATCGCCCGGTCGCTGGATATGCCGTACATCGTCGCCGCGATGGATTCGTCCACCGCGAACTACTCCTCGATGCGTGGCGACTACCTGGTCTACCGCAAGCGTATCGCCGTCGAACGGTCGGATATGGAGCGTGTGTTCCTCGACCCGCTGCTGATGTCGTGGCTCGACGAGGCCGTGACCGCTGGCATTCTGCCGCGTGGTCTCCCGCCGTTCGCGTCGTGGAACTGGACTTGGGTGTGGGACGGGTTTGAGCACGTCGACCCCTTGAAGGAAGCCGACGCCGACGCGGCGATGGTCTCCAGCAATATGTCGTCACTCGCCGAGGTGTGTGCCAAGCGTGGCCGCGACTGGCGGATCGTGTTGCGACAACGGGCGATTGAAAAGTCGATGGAGCGTGAACTGGGCGTTGACGCCCAGCAATCGCCAATGGCCGCCGAGGACGACGAGGACGGCATCGAGGCTGCCGACGGCTACCGGCCACCGCAAGCCGCTCGCGACGCAGCCCGACGCGGCCTTGAGCTGCGACGCGAGTACGGGCGTGGCGGCACCGCGATCGGCGTGGCTCGTGCCCGCGACATTGCCAATGGACGATCCCTCTCGCTCGACACGATCGGTCGGATGGTGAGTTATTTCGCACGCCACGAGGTGGACAAGCAAGGCCAAGGGTGGTCGGAGGGCGAGGACGGCTACCCGTCGGCCGGCAAGATTGCTTGGCTGTTGTGGGGCGGTGACGCTGGCCGTTCGTGGTCCGAGGGCGTCTACAAGCGAGAAACCGAGGACGCCGACGCATGAACAACCGCATCGAACTATCAGCAACCCTCAACGTGCAAGCGGCCGACGAGGCCGCGACGCCGACGTTTGAGCTGGTGGCCTACACCGGGGCGAGCATCCGCCAGGGCTGGTCGCGAAACCCGCTGGTGGTCGACCTCGCACAGATCGACGCTTCGCGTCCGATCCCGATTCTCTACGCCCACGGCAAGGAAATGCCCTTACTCGATTCAGTGATCGGCCGAAGTCTGGACGCCACCAACGATGGCAGCCAGCTCATGCTCCGCGGCGAACTGATCCGCGGGACGCCGGCCGGCGACAAGCTGATCGCTCTCGCGAGGGCCGGGGTGCCGCTGCAAGCGAGCATCGGTGCCGACGTGGGCTCAATCGAAAACATCGCCGCGGGAGCGGTCGTGACCGTCAACGGTCGCGAGTTCCCCGGCCCCATCAGCGTTGCTCGCGGAGCGGTTCTCCGCGAAACGAGTGTGGTCTTGTTCGGTGCGGACGCTTCCACGTCCGCGGCTATCGCCGCCGAGGCGAATGAGGTTTCAACTATGAGCGAGCAGCTCAACGAGAAGCCCGTCGAGGCCGCCGTGCCGAAGACGGAAGCCGCGGCGAACGTCGCCGTGGAAACGAAGCCGATTGTCGCCACCGCTGGCGGTGACGGTGCTAGCCTGCTTGCCGGCGAGGTCGCCGAGCTGGTGATGCAGCGAATCCGCGAAGAGCGGCTTGCCGAGGTGCGTGCCGAGCGGCCCAAGGCCCCGGCTGCCCACATCGTCGACGCTTCGGCGGCGAACGACCCGCGGGTGATCGAAGCGGCGCTGTGTCTCAACGGCGGACTCGGCAACGTCGAGAAGGTCTTCGACCAGAAGACCCTTGAGGCGGCCGACCGTCGGCGTGGCAGCACGTCGCTCCAGGAGGTGCTCGTCGAGGCCGCCCGTGCCAACGGGTATCACGGCCCCGCCCGCGTCTCGTCTGGCAATATCCGCGAGGTGCTCGCGAGTGGTTTCTCCACTCACGCGATCTCCAACGTGCTGGCCGCGACCTACGGCAAGTTCTTGCTCCAGGGCTACACCGCTGTCGAAGCGGCGTGGGACCAGATCGCGTCGATCCGCAGTGTGTCGGATTACAAGACCGTCACGGGCGTGCGGCTCAACGGTGGCTTCGAGTTCGAGGATCTCGGTCCTTCGGGCGAACTGAAGAGTGCCGACGCCTCGGACGAGACGCGGACGATCAAGGCCAAGCTGACAGGCCGCATGTCGTCCATCACGATGGTCGACATCGTGAACGACGACCTGGGCGCTTTGACCCAAGTTCCGGCCCGTCTTGGCCGCGGTGCCGCGGTAAAGCTCAACCGGGATTTCTGGACAGAGTTCCAGGCGAGCAACTCGTCGTTCTACCGTGCCGAGTCGGCCGCTGCCGGCAACGCCCTCTCGATCTCTAGCCTGCGGACGGCCACTTCGTCCTACCGCAAGCTCACGGATCCCGACGGCAACCCGCTCGGCATCGCGCCGCAGATTCTCATGGTTCCGCCGGAGCTGGAGATCACGGCCGACGAGCTGATGGGCTCGACGGTGCTCATCACTGGAGAGAGCACGACTCGAGGAAATGTGAACGTGTTCGCGGGTCGGTTCCGCGTGGTCTCCAGTGCGTACCTCACGAGCGGTACGACCTGGTGGCTCATGGCGAACCCGGCCGAACTGCCGGCGATGGAAGTCGCGTTTTTGAACGGCCAGCGGCTCCCGACGGTGCAGCAGGCCGAGGCCGATTTCAACCAGCTCGGCATCCAGGTTCGCGGGCATTTCAGCTACGGCGTTGCCAAGGCCGAAGCCCGCGGTGCCTACCGGATGGCGACCGCTTGATCCTGACGTGATTCATTCCCGGTCGGCGGGGGCCAAACCCGCCGGCCGGGGCTCTCAACCAAATCCCTCAGTTACGAAAGGTTTCTCCGATGGCTTCCTACTCTGCGGACGGCGACAAGCTCGACTACACCCCAACTACGGGCGTGGCGGCGGGCGAACTGGTCGTCCTCGGTTCCCTGGTGACGATGGCCGAGCGTGCGATCGTCGCGAACGAACTCGGTGCGGTTCTCACCAACGGAATCGTGACCGGCCCGGTTCACACCACCGGCGTGACCGGTGCCCAAGGCTCGGCGATCAAGTGGTACTCCGTCTCTGGCGTGTTCGACGCCTCGACTGGCACCAACGCCGGCTACTTGGCTCGTGCTCGACTGGCGACCGACCGCCAGGTGGCCGTGCTCCTCTGGCCGGGCTCGTGATAGACCCCACGCAAGGGACCGGGTACGGCCACGCTACCGGCCGTGCCCGGTCCTCTTCGCTTTCTGGTGAACCATGCAGGACATGATCGCCGCCGGCGAGACGTGGTTTCGTTCGCAGCGGCGTGAGCATCTCGCGACCGAGGTTTCGTACCAGCCGTCGGTCGGTCTCACGCGGACGGTGCGGGCAACCGCCGTCGTTGGGCGATGGGAGTCGATAGATGCCTCCGGCCAGATGCTCCGGACGGAGACGCAAGATTTTTTCGTTGACACGACGGACCTTGTCCAAGATCCGAAGCGTGGCGACCGGATAGTTGCCGGCGGCTTCACATACGAGGTGATGATCCCGCCGGGTGCCGAGCACCACTGGCGATGGTCGGATCGAAATAAGACGCTGAGGCGGATTCACACGATGGTGACCGAGGGTCCAGCCACCCGCACGCCAGCCGTCCCCGGCCCGCCGACCGCCGTTGCCGGCGTGAATGCCCTTCCCGTGACGTGGACGGCTCCGGTGGTGGTCGGTGAGTACGGCGTGACCTCGTACAAGGTCTACGTCGGCGACGTGCTGCAGGAAACCGTGACGGCCCCCTCGACGACAACCGTGGGGACGTTTTCGTTCGGCACGGTTGTCCGGGTGTCGGCGGTGAATGCCATCGGCGAGGGGGCGAAAGCGTCGGCGACGGTTGCAGCAGGCGTTCCAGGAAAGCCCACCATAACGCTTGCTAATACTTCGCAGGCGATCCAGTGGACTACGCCGTCCACCGGAGGCTCTCCGCTCACGTCGTACAAGCTGTACCGAAACGGCGAGCAGGTGGAGCCTGACGGCGGCGACGCACCGTGGACCACAGAGACTTTGGAATCGTATGCAGCTGGGTCCGTGATGCGGGTCCGGGCCGTGAACGCTATCGGCGACGGGCCGCTTTCCGACCCAGTGACCGTCTCGGCCTGACGCTCAACGAGGAGACAAAATGGCTCGAGGATCATGGCCCCGAAGCGGTGTGCGGACGCGGCTGCCGGTGGTGATTTATCGGCGGTCATTGAGTGAGTTCTCGCCGGCCGACATCCCTGGGCTAGCCCTGTGGCTTGACGCTGCCGACGATGCTC